ACCATTTGATCATATGACAAGATGTGTATCCACCTTAACTTAATGATTTTTACCAAAATCATTAGGGGATTCATCAGTGCCTGGTGCCTCCAGGTGACGTTAACCAGTTAACAATTAACGCCGGATACAGAGAATCCACCCATAACACTGTTTTTGGTTTTAACTGTTCCGCGTGCGCTCAGCCGCATTCACCACATCACAAAATTCACTTTAAAAAGGGCGGCAGAGCAGTCACGGAGTAAAACTGATACCGCCAAACGTCACCAGAAAATTGATAACAGAGGGCGTTGCAGCGGGGTTGTCACTTAAGCGTATGGTCAACCTGACAACCCGGTGTCCTCAACGGGGAAGGAATAACCCCGCCATACTTACCGCCGCGCCATTTCGCGGGTTGCCACAACCGGAAGCGCACGGTCGACGAAAATTTAACGACAGGCTATCTATGAACCAGCTACCTCGCCGTGCGCTTTCGCGTTATGGTCTGACTTTTCAGGGAAATATCCTTTCAGTAAACTGTCAGTTCCGGATGCGCACCCGTGTCCGGCGCACGCACTCCACCTCACCCGTGGAGAACTCCTTAATTACTAACCTTAGCTTTGTTGATTAGCTACTAACGCGGGTATGTAATCATTCTGGCAATGCTTAATGCCGCTGCTTTTTCCAGATTGGTGATATCCTGCTCCAGAGCGGACAGATTTTCAGCCTGCTTAGCCCTGGCTTCATTAGCCCATTTCAGATCCTGCGCTGCATTAATTTTCTGGCGCATCCACTCATAAAGTTCATCATCGGTATAGTCTGGCGCGATGATGACGGGTTCTCGTTTCTGCATACTGATTCCTCGCGGTGCTGTTTCGCTTATCAGCCGTTAGATTTTGCCGAACTGGAAAGCGCCTGTTTAAACTCACTGAAGCTGAGAGCTTCTTCGCCTTCGGCAAGGCCTTCGAAGTATTCTTCGTAAGCCTTTTCCATGATTGTGTCGAAATCCATATCACTCACCTGAGTTTCTTTCCAGCCAGCGACGGGCACCATTTTCGGTTTTAAACGTTTTGCTTTTGGTATACGTCATTGCGGTGAACGTGCCGTCCTGGTTTGGAAACACGCCGTACACCAGAGATTCGTTGTTGCCAAGATCGATAGTATCCATGTTGACCTCATTTCCCCTTAACGCCGGGGTAGCGGAACAAAAACCTGCTGCATAGTTATTAAAGTTGAACCCTGCCGTCATGTTCTTACGCCTCGGGCTGGCTACTTAACCCCTGACCACTGCCTGGTAACTCGAAGTATTGCCCTGCATTCTGTGGGGCGGGGTGGGTTGGTATGAAAAGAAGGATACCCATAGGTATTTAAAAAGTAAATACCCATGGGTAAATTTTTGCGGTGTCTTAACTGGTGACTAGTTGTTTGGTGAGCTATGATGCGTTTTGTGCTTTCTTTTTACGGATTTCTTCGTAGATCATATTGTAATACTGTTTTTTCTCTTCAAGAGTTTTTAATAATTTATCCGCTTCACTTTCTGGCAGTTCGTCTAAGAGATCTAAAAAAATACGTTGTCGTGGCGTTAGAACCCTTGTTTCATAACTGGAGGCTGTGTTCGTTGATGATGAAACGATACCATCCATCCATCCCCGGGGTAACCCAAAGGACTCTTCGATAATCTCCACCATATCATCAGCGATCCGTTTTTTTCCCTTTTTCCCCTCTGGGTACAACATTCTTGATACATAAGAAGGCTCGCGCCCGATCTTTCTGGCCACGTTAACCGCTTTACCATCGCATTTCTCATCACGAATTTTGATGAGTTGCTGTCGTCTAAATTCATATTTGTCCATAGGTAAATAATAGATGCGATTACCGCAAGGTAAACAACCTGTGGGTATTGACTTTTGTTTACCTGTGGGTATTCTTTGCTGTGTTTACTAAGGAGTAGCTATGGAAGAATTAAGAATATTTCTCAATTCTCTTTCGTCAGATGAACAGCGTATGTTTGCATGCGAGTGTGGTACCAGCATCGGTTATCTAAGAAAGGCATTGAGTAAAGGTCAAGTGTTAGGGGCATCGTTATGTGTCCTTATTGAGCGAGCCAGTAATGGTGAAGTTACACGTCAGCAACTAAGGCCTTTTGATTGGATGAATATTTGGCCCGAGCTGGAAGATACCAAAACGTTAACACAACCACTTTCTAGGAGCTTGATTCATGAAAATCAAGCATGAACACATCCGCATGGCGATGAATGCCTGGGCGCGTCCTGATGGCGAAAAAGTTCCAGCAGCTGGAATAACCCAGGCTTATTTTGAGTTGGGTATGACGTTCCCAGAACTGTATGACGACAGCCATCCGGAAGCCCTGGCTCGCAATACCCAGAAAATTTTCCGCTGGGTAGAGAAAGACACCCCTGATGCTGTTGAAAAAATGCAGGCTCTGTTACCGGCGATCGAAAAGGCGATGCCGCCTTTGCTGGTGGCCCGTATGCGCAGCCACAGTTCTGAATATTACCGTGAGATCGTCGAACGGAGGGATCGGCTGGTGAAGGATGTCGATGATTTTGTTGCGTCAGCGGTTGTTTTGTATGACCAGATGAATCGCGGCGGCCCGGCAGGGAATGCTGTGGTGATGCACTAAAAGCACGGTGTTCGGGGGTTTTATGAGCAGCAAGCTTCATGGTCTTGTCTGGGAAGGGTGCGCCTTCACCGGCATGATCTTATCCAGGGTGGCGGTTATGGCCCGTCTTGCAGACTACAGCAATGACGAGGGCGTGTCATGGCCTGCCATTGAAACTATCCGGCGTCAGATCGGTGCAAGAAGTGAATCCACAGTGAAATCGGCTATTGCAGAACTGGCGAAAGAGGGCTGGCTGACGAAGGAAGAGCGTAAGGTCGGTGGGCGTAATGTAAGCAATATCTATCGGCTTAATGTGGAAAAACTCGAAGCAGCTGCGGCGGCGGCGCGTGAGTCATATAAACCGAAAAGAAAAATTAGCCCGGCAAAAAATGACCCGTTAACAGTTGACCCGTCAAATATTGACCCCTCAACGGTTGACCCGTCAAATTTTGATGGATCAACTGTTGATAAAAAACTGCCGATTAGGGGGGCGATGATTGACCCCGATCCGTCAGTATTAAAACCTGATCCGTCAGATAAAAGATCTTCTTGTCCGGACGCTTCGCAACCGGACCCGCAGACGGCTGAACAGGATTTTTTAACCCGACACCCTGACGCGGTTGTGTTCAGTGCGAAAAAACGCCAGTGGGGAAGTCAGGAAGATTTGGTGTGCGCACAGTGGATCTGGGGACGAATCGTGAGTCTTTACGAGCAGGCGGCCAGCTATGATGGCGAGATCACTAGACCGAAAGAACCCAACTGGACAGCATGGGCCAATGACGTTCGCACAATGCGGATGCTGGATGGCAGAACTCACAGACAAATTTGTGAAATGTTTGGGCGTCTCCAGCGGGATTCGTTCTGGGTAAAAAACATCATGAGTCCGGCAAAACTCCGGGAAAAATGGGATGAACTGGTTATCCGCCTGGGGCGTTCGCCTGCGCAGCGTTGCGTGAATCACATTTCTGAACCGGACACTGAAATACCGCCGGGATTCAGGGGGTGACGTGTCATGAAAAACATTGCGGCAGTTGGGGTTCTTGAACGTATTCGCAGACTTGCACCACAGGGGTCGGTTCCACCGTACCGGACGGTGGAGGAGTGGCGGGAATGGCAACTTGCTGAAGGACGAAAACGCAGCGAGGAGATTAACCGCCAGAATCGCCAGTTGCGGGTGGAAAAAATCCTGAATCGTTCGGGCATCCAGCCTCTGCACAGCAAATGCTCGTTTGCAAATTATCAGGTGCAGAACGACGGGCAAAAATACGCGCTGAGCCAGGCCAAATCCATAGCTGACGAACTGATGACCGGGTGCACGAATTTTGTGTTCAGCGGTAAAACCGGCACCGGGAAAAATCACCTTGCAGCGGCGATGGGCAACCGGCTGATGGTGAAGGGGCGCAGCGTGATTATCGTCACCGTGTCTGACGTCATGAGCGTGTTGCATGACAGCTACGACAACGGCAAATCCGGGGAAAAATTTTTACAGGAGCTTTGCGGGGTTGATTTGCTGGTCCTGGATGAAATAGGCGTTCAGCGGGAGACGAAAAACGAGCAGGTGGTATTGCACCAGATAATTGATCGCCGGACAGCATCACTGTGCAGTGTCGGGATGTTAACAAACCTGAATCATGCCGCAATGAGTACGCTTCTTGGTGAGAGGATTATGGACCGCATGACCATGAACGGTGGTCGATGGGTGACGTTTAACTGGGATAGCTGGCGTCCAAATGTCAGCAATATGAGGGTTGTGAAGTAATTTTGTCCGGAGGAAATTTTAATGGAAACCGTATCTGACGCACTGAAAGCACTGAAAAAAGCCTCTTCACATGTGGTGGCAGCTCGCCTTGGAATCAGTCGTGAAGAGGCTGTCAACGAGCTGTGGGAACTCAAAAGAAAAGGCGTCGTTGATAAAACTGGTCACACCTGGTTTCTGGCTGGCGAAGGTGAATCCCGGGTAACCGAAGAGCGGCCAGTAAAATCTGAAGCACAGGATATGCTGACCGGGGAGGTCGAACAAAAAGTTACCGCAGACATGATGATTGAGTTTATCGGTCAGGATGGGGCTAAAACGTGTGAGGAACTGGCGGGTAAGTTCGGTGTCAGTACTCGCAAGGTTGCTTCCACGCTGGCGGTGGTAACCGCAACGGGGCGGCTGGCACGCGTTAATCAGAACGGTAAATTTCGTTACTGCATGCCGGGCGATAATTTACCAGCAGAGCCGAAAGCCGCGCTGGTAACGGAAAGTGATGGTAAGGCCTTTCCTCAGCCAGCAGGTGCTGCGTTACCAGTCCGGGAAGCCGCAACACAGGAAGAAATTAAAACAGAAACTGTGGCGGACATTGTGCAGCCGTTGCCATCGTTTACCGAAACGCAAGCAGATGAGCTGATTTTTCCGTCCCTTCGCAGGGCAAACCTGGCGCTGCGCAGGGCGAAAAGTGATGTTCAGAAGTGGGAGCGAGTCTGCGCCGCGCTGCGGGAGCTGAACAAGCACCGGGATATTGTTCGACAGATTACTGATTCTTCCCGCCGTGTTGTATCGGAAAAGTGATTGCCGGAGGCGCTTATGGCAAAAGTATTTACACAAGAAGAGCGGGAAAAAATTAAAGGGCAGGTTGTTGAACTTGTACGTCTGAGCGGTCGCGAGACGTTGCGGCAACTGGAAGCCAGGACAGGTGCGACAAGATATCTGATGAGTGTTCTCGCCAGAGAGCTGGTTGCCAGTGGCGATGTATACAACTCTGGTTACGGGTTATTCCCGTCTGAACAGGCGCGTAAGGACTGGCAAAATGCTCGCAAAAAACTCTCAAGGGCAAAGGTGAAGAAACCTGCAGTGGTTGATCCGGACCTTATCTGGTCGTTACCAGACGGCGAAATACGCCGCTACGACAGGCGCCTGAATATAATCTGTCGCGAGTGCCGGAAGAGCGAAGCTATGCAGCGTGTACTGGCATTTTATCAAGGAAATGTTAGGTATTTTAGACGTTACTAGATTAAAGAGCATTAGTTCAGATGTGAATTGACATTTTCATGGCGCAGGGTAGAGCCAGCGTGGTTGTCCGCTTTGCGTCAAAACCAGATATTACCAGATTTAGACATATATTCCCGATAGACCTGCTCTGATGCTACACTCTGTGCTATTTTCATGACCCCAATAAAAATATTTATGACTATTGCTGATTTCAAACGGCCTAAATTGGAGCTCCCAAACGGGGCAAACAAACTACTACTGCACTCTTGCTGTGCTCCATGTTCCGGTGAAGTGATGGAGGCGCTTCAGGCCTCGGGAATCGACTACACCATCTTTTTCTACAACCCGAACATTCATCCTCAGAAAGAGTATTTAATTCGTAAGGATGAAAATATTCGCTTTGCTGAACAACACGGCGTGCCGTTTATCGATGCTGATTACGACACCGACAACTGGTTTGAACGTGCCAAAGGAATGGAATGGGAGCCTGAGAGGGGGATCCGTTGTACCATGTGTTTTGACATGCGTTTTGAGCGGACAGCGTTGTACGCTGCTGAAAATGGTTTCAGTGTGATCAGCAGTTCACTGGGCATTTCACGCTGGAAAAATATGCAGCAGGTTAACGAGTGTGGGCGGCGAGCTGTTGCGCATTATCCGGGTATGGTGTACTGGGATTATAACTGGCGCAAGCAGGGCGGCTCGTCCCGTATGATTGAAATCAGCAAGCGCGAAAAATTCTATCAGCAGGAATATTGTGGCTGTGTGTATTCTCTGCGCGATACCAATCTACACCGCAAATCTCAGGGACGCCCTCTTATCAAAATTGGCCAACTCCACTACGGAAAAGAAGAGAAGGAGTGATTTTATGGATCACCTTTCTGATTGATTTTATATTGGCGAGGTAACGGGAGTTAAGTAGAATGGCTGCGGGTGCTTGAGGCTATCTGTCTCAGGCATGAACACCAAAGGCAGATAGAGAAAAGCCCCAGTTAACATTACGCGTCCTGCAAGACGCTTAACATTAATCTGAGGCTCAATCTATGAACGGCAAATCTAGGTTAGCCTCTTACGTGCCGAAAGGCAAGGAGAAGCAGGCTATGAAGCAGCAAAAGGCGATGTTAATCGCCCTGATCGTCATCTGTTTAACCGTCATTGTGACGGCACTGGTAACGAGGAAAGACCTCTGCGAGGTACGAATCCGAACCGGCCAGACGGAGGTCGCTGTCTTCACAGCTTACGAACCTGAGGAGTAAGAGACCTGGCGGGGGAGAAATCCCTCGCCACCTCTGATGTGTCAGGCATCCTCAACGCACCCGCACTTAACCCGCTTCGGCGTTTTTTCCGTTGATTAACTCTAGTTATTAGAGAACCGAACTTTTATTGATGGGGCAGGGAGATGAAGAAACTTGTTTTAGTCGCAGGTGTAATGATTGCAACAGTAATGTTGGGAGGGTGTGCAGCAAAGATCGATCCAGCGTTGAAAGCAGAAGCAATGAAGCCACTAACATGTAATGATGAAAAGCAATGTGACTTTTATTGGAAACGAGCGCAATTCTGGTTGGCTAATAATTCCTCATGGAAAATTCAAACGGCGACAGACACGCTAATTTCCACTTATAATCCCTCTCCAAATAGTCCATTCCTCGCTTATCAAGTGAGTAAAATGCCAAATGAAGATGGATCCTCAAGAATTTTCATCAAGCCTTTTTGCGATAATATGTTTGGCTGTCAACCAAACCCCTATCAGGCAGTTGTTTCCTTTAAAAACTTCGTTAAAACAGGGCAGTAGTGTATAGCTTGGACGATAAATTATTAGTGAAAACGCCGTAAACCCTCACCCAATGTGGACTAAGTCTATCAAACATGACTGTGATGATTAGTCCGTAGTTGTTGTCTATGAAATCTGGATTGAGTCAGGGTTTAATCCAATAATTATTCTATCGTTCCTTTACAAGTCCGGTATATTACTTTCAGTTTGTTTTAGCATACCCGCTTCGGCGGGTTTTGTTTTTTCCTGGCATTCTGGTTTACAATTCGCACGCCAGCCTGAACAACTGGCACCTGCTGCGCCAGCAGAGACAACCGATGGCGCACGATACCAAATTACACAATTCTGATGATTCTGCCGTCTTTGCCAGCAGGCACGGGCGGCGTTCCCGCACTTTCAAATCTGACTGGTTCCAGCATGACCCATGTACTGAAGAACAGGCCGAATGGCTAATTCATAACTATCGCAGACGCGGATACGAGATTAAGAAAGCCCTCAGCCTCGATTATCGTCACTGGATAATCTATGTCAGGCTCCCTTATTCCGAACGCCCACCGCGCCCATCCCGCACATACCAGCAACGGATCTGGAGGTAACGTGCGGATATTACTTCGACCTGTTCTGGTACCGGAACTCGGGCTGGTGGTCCTTAGGCCGGGCCGTGAATCCATGCAAGTATTTCATAACCCTCGAGTGCTGGTGGAGCCTGAACCGAAAAGCATGCGCGGTCTGCCGTCCGGAGTCGTCCCTGCCGTTCGCCAGCCGCTGGCGGAGGATAAATCATTACTGCCATTTTTCAGCGATGAGCGGGTGATTCGTGCTGCTGGCGGCGCTGGGGCGCTGTCTGACTGGCTGTTGCGTCATGTCAAATCCTGCCAGTGGCCTCATGGTGACTATCATCACAGTGAAATCGTCATACATCGTTACGGTACCAGCGCGATGGTGTTGTGCTGGCACTGCGACAACCAGTTGCGTGACCAGACATCCGAATCACTCGGGCAACTTGCTCATCAAAACCTGTCAGCATGGATGATTGACGTCATACGCCATGCAATGAATGGCACGCAGGAGCGGGAATTGTCGCTGGCTGAATTATCTTGGTGGGCGGTCTGCAATCAGGTGGCGGACGCGCTTCCGGAGGCAGTATTACGTCGTTCTCTGGGGGTACGTGCGGAAAAAATCCGCTCCTTGTACCGCGAAAGCGACATCGTACCGGGAGAGCAGACCGCCACCAGCATACTGAAGCAGCGCACAAAAAATCTTGCGCCGTTGCCTCATGCCCACCAGCAACAGAACCCACCACAGGAAAAGACGGTGGTATGCATCACCGTTGATCCGGAGTCTCCGGAATCTTTCATGAGGCGACCTAAACGTCGCCGTTGGCTAAATGAGAAATATACGCGCTGGGTGAAGACACAGCCGTGTGCGTGTTGTGGTCAGCCAGCCGACGATCCCCATCACCTGATTGGTCACGGTCAGGGAGGGATGGGAACAAAGGCCCACGATATTTTCACGCTACCGTTGTGCCGGGAACATCACAACGAACTTCATGCGGATCCGCTGGCGTTCGAAGAAAAGCATGGTTCCCAGGTTGATTTAATTTTTCGTTTTCTTGATCACGCCTTTGCAACCGGCGTGCTCGGGTAAAAGAGGTTACTGATGCGTATAGAGTTTGTTTTGCCTTATCCGCCGACGGTGAATACTTACTGGCGACGTCGTGGCAACACATATTTTGTATCAAAAGTCGGTGAGCGTTATCGCCGTGATGTGGCACTAATTGTTCGCCAGCAGCGGTTGAAATTAAACCTGTCCGGAAGGCTGGCAATAAAAATTATTGCAGAGCCACCGGATAAGCGCCGCCGCGACCTGGACAATATCCTGAAGGCACCACTGGATGCGCTGACGCATGCCGGACTTCTCATAGACGACGAGCAGTTTGATGAAATCAATATTGTGCGCGGACTGCCTGTTCCTGGTGGTCGGCTGGGGATAAAAATCACAGAACTGGAGTGCGCATGAATAACCAGTATTTACAGTTTGTGCGTGAGCAGCTCATTATCGCTACCGCTGATTTGAGTGGGGCAACAAAAGGTCAGCTTGAAGCCTGGCAGGAGAATGCCATGTTTGATACAGGGCGTTACAGGCGTAAAAAAATCCGGTACCGCGATGAAGTGACTGGAAGAATGATAACGCGGGATAGTCCACCGATACCGGGAAAACAATCACTGGCGAAAGGCTCATCAATTGCTCTGGTAAGTCAGGTTGAGTTTTCGACATCATCATGGCGACGGGCAGTTCTGTCTCTTGAAGAACATCATAAAGCCTGGTTGTTGTGGTGTTACAGCGGGAGTATTTGTTGGGAATATCAGATCGCGATAACACAGTGGGCGTGGAATGAATTTAATACTCAATCCGGTACCAGAAAAATTGCAGGGAAAACGCAGGAACGCCTGAAAAAATTAATCTGGCTGGCGGCGCAGGCATTAAAAGCAGAACTTTTTGGTGGGGAAGGTTATGAATACCAGGAGCTGGCATTACTGGCGGGAGTGACAACTAAAAACTGGTCCAAAACATTTACTCGTCACTGGGTTGCAATGAAACACATTTTTCACCGACTTGATAGTGAGGCTTTATTGTTTGTAATGAGAACACGTTCAAAACAAAAGGCGGCATTTTCAAAGCAAAGTGTTGCAAAAGTAGATTGAAAGGCATATATTTCATGCAAATCTGATATTTTGCCGATTTTGTACGTGATGGCAAAAGCAAACAAAACCCGCCCACAAGCGGGTTTTTTGTGCCACTTATCTCGGATAGACATGGTGAATGCGCTGGTGGAGGAGATAAGGGTGATTTTTGAATGCTTGCAACATTGATTTCGTAACGTTATTATCCTGCGCCCGGCCCTTTAGCTCAGTGGTGAGAGCGAGCGACTCATAATCGCCAGGTCGCTGGTTCAAATCCAGCAAGGGCCACCAGCCGCCACTAGCTCATCAGGAAAGAGCGTCAACCCTTTAAGTTGAGTGTGCGAGGTTCGAGTCCCCGGTGGCGGTCCAGTGCCGACTTAGCTCAGTAGGTAGAGCAACTGACTTGTAATCAGTAGGTCACCAGTTCGATTCCGGTAGTCGGCACCATATGCGGGCATCGTATAATGGCTATTACCTCAGCCTTCCAAGCTGATGATGCGGGTTCGATTCCCGCTGCCCGCTCCAGTTAGAGTCTTTCAGTCTGCGATGATGGGAAATCCCGGAGTGACTGAAAGACGTTTAAGTTATGAATGATCGCCTTTTTTTGCAAAATTGCTGTGCAGAAATACTAACCTTCGGGCAGGCGATCATTCATAAGCACTCTGCTTTTATTCCGATTAACTGTGGGTGTGGTTTGTTGGATAGAGTGCTTTCCTTTCTGTATATATCGTTTCGCCCGCTTTTGCGGTTTTTTCTTTTCAAATCCCTTTCATTTCTCAGTGTAAAACTACGCCATCCGTTATTTGCGGAGGTGAGGCTATGAAATCCATGGACAAAATTTCAACGGGCATTGCCTACGGCACCTCCGCAGGCAGTGCTGGCTACTGGTTTTTACAGTGGCTTGATCAGGTCAGTCCGTCACAGTGGGCTGCGATTGGTGTACTGGGGAGTCTGGTTCTGGGCTTCCTGACTTATCTGACAAATCTGTACTTCAAAATCAGAGAAGACAAGCGTAAGGCTGCACGGGGAGAGTAATTCAATGACTCAAAACTATGAACTGATTGTGAAAGGGATCCGCAATTTTGAGAATAAAGTTACGGTAACTTTAGCGTTACGGGACAAAAAACGCTTTGACGGTGAAATTTTTGGCTTGGACATCTCGCTGGACCGTGTTGAAGGTGCCGCGCTGGAGTTTTATGAGGCAGCAGCCAGAAGGAGCATCAGACAGGTCTTCCTGGATGTTGCTGCCGGGTTATGTGAAGGGGACGAGCTGTTGCCAGAAACGCGCCCCTGTTCAGAGGCGCGGTATACCATAAAAATTAACAGTTCTGATAACTCGATTACAGGTTGTTAGCTTTTTGCAGTTGGCTTTCCAGTATCTTTCATTGGTAGCATCCTGATAAATATCCATGAGCGCAAAAATCAAATACGGCCTGTCAGCTGCTGTTCTGGCGCTGATTGCTGCAGGCGCGTCTGCTCCTCAAATACTTGACCAGTTTCTGGATGAAAAAGAGGGTAACCACACTACGGCATACCGCGATGGTTCCGGTATATGGACCATCTGTCGTGGTGCCACAATGGTGGATGGTAAGCCCGTCATACCGGGAATGAAGCTGTCGAAGGAAAAATGCGACCAGGTTAACGCTATTGAACGTGATAAGGCGTTGGCATGGGTGGAGCGCAATATTAAAGTACCACTGACCGAACCACAGAAAGCGGGTATAGCGTCATTCTGTCCCTATAACATTGGCCCCGGTAAGTGTTTCCCGTCGACGTTTTATAAGCGGCTGAATGCCGGTGATCGTAAGGGCGCATGCGAGGCGATTCGCTGGTGGATAAAAGATGGTGGGCGCGATTGCCGCATACGTTCAAATAACTGCTATGGACAGGTTATTCGTCGTGACCAGGAAAGCGCATTAGCCTGTTGGGGGATAGATCAGTGAGCAGAGTCGCAGCGATTATTTATACTCTGGTTATCTGCACCATCGTCTGCCTGTCGTGGGCGGTCAATCATTACCGTGATAACGCCATCGCCTACAAAGAACAGCGTGATAAAAAAGTCAGTGAGCTGAAGCAGGCGACTGCCACCATCGCTGACATGCAACAGCGTCAGCGTGATGTTGCTGCGCTCGATGCAAAGTACTCGAGAGAATTAGCCAATGCGAAAGCTGAAAATGAAACTCTGCGCGCTGATGTTGCCGCTGGTCGTAAGCGCCTGCGGGTCAATGCCAGTTGCTCCGCAGCCGTGCGTGAAGCCACCGGACCCACCAGCGTGGATAATGCAACCAGCCCCCGACTGGCAGACACCGCTGAACGGGATTATTTCACCCTCAGAGAACGGTTGATGACGATGCAGAAGCAACTGGAAGGGGCACAGCTATACATTCGTGAGCAATGTCTCAGATAAAAAACGGCCAAGGATAATCCGCTAAAGATTCGCCGGTGGCGAAAGAGAGCCAAGGTGTCAACCTACGCTATTACTTATGATAATGCAACAGACGAAGCGGGACATTCAGGTGCATAACAAAGCGTGGCAGGTGAACTGCAAACCTGAAAAGGCGCAAAAATCTGCGCCAGAATGGTAGTTATTTTGTGGTTTTGAAAAGTTTCATGTACTGATTGATAGGTTTTCCTGAGTAAGAATCTGTCCCTGGCTCAGGAGTATCAGATAAAACTTTTGCAGCTAATTTGTTGGAGGCTTGATTACCAACCCCGACAATAGCCTCTACATAGAATTCATTGAAGGAATTTCTAAATCCGTATTGCATTTCTTCAATGCTGGCGATGAGAAGTTGAGTACCGATGCCTTGCGCTTTATATTCATCGGCTACTGCATAGCCAACGCCAAAGCATGGTTTACCTTCAACAAACTCTGCAGGGACATATATAGCAACACCTTTAACATTTTCTCCTTCAAAGAATGCATAAGTAAACCGTGGTGTACCCTCTGCATCATCCAAAAGCACCTTCATATTTGGGTGAACTATGCATGGTGAAGGCTTAATCAGACCATTAGAAAAGGCGTATTGAAAACTAATTAATGAGTCTGTTGGATCAACGAGTTCTGGCATTTTGAGTCCTATGTATTTTGATATAAGCGATTCAACATACTACTTTCTTACGTTTAATTCTTTAACATTAACGAGCCAGGATTCGAAATTTTGAAAAAGAGTAAAGTTTTTAATAATTCATTCAAAGCATATCGCATGTGCACATCTAAGAAAGGCTTTCAGCTGTGAGCCTGGGTAAACCGTAAACTTTCGGCGACTCTGCCGTGCGACAGGTTCACGTCTAACATGTCTAAAAGGAAGAGTTATGAAGTTTCAGGTCGCTAAACTGTATCGTGGTAAACATTTCGCAGGGTATGGGATTGCAGTTGATGGTGAGTTACTGGAAGGGCAGCTTTCCGCCAGGACAGAGTCACGCGGAGGCGAGCCACCAACAGTCACTGTGACTTTCAGACTGACAGCAGAACATATCGAGAATCAGCCCGTCATTCAACTGAACAGGGGGTGAGGTATTTATGCCATCACGAATCCCACGCGCCTGCCGTAAGCGTGGATGTGCAGGTACAACCACAGACAGTTCTGGTTACTGCGATAAACATCGTGGCGAAGGATGGGTACAGCATCAACGCGGACTGAGCCGCCACCAGCGTGGCTATGGCTCGAAATGGGATGCCATACGTGCGCGCATACTGAAGCGTGATAATCATCTGTGTCAGAACTGCCTGCGCAATGGGAGAGCCGTTGAAGCCAGAACTGTGGACCACATCATTCCGAAAGCTCATGGTGGCACGGATGCAGACAGTAACCTGCAGAGTCTGTGCTGGCCCTGTCATAAAGCAAAAACAGCGCGCGAACGCATCAATTGATAACAGTTCCCATCTGTAGGGGAGGGGCGGGTCAAATCTCTGCAACCCTGGCTGCTCAGTACCGCCGCCTGACCTTTCCTCGCATCGCCGCAGGTTCGAAAACTTTTTTTGGAATGTGATTAAATGATTGATAGGTAAAACCGATTATGTCTGGACCCCCGAAAACCCCGCCACGCCTGCATTTGATACGAGGTAACCCCTCAAAGCGGCCAGTTAAAGACTCCAAAAAAACCGCTAAAAAGGATGAAAAAGGTCTCCCTAAAATTCCGCAACATTTAGGGGCGCAGGGGAAGTACTGGTTCAGGCGAATGGCGGAAGAGCTGAATGCGGAAGGGATCATTTCTCAGCTCGATGCACGTGCGCTCGAGTTACTGGTGGAAGCCTACACCGAATACCGGCATCACTGCGAAATACTCGATGTTGAGGGTTATACCTACCGCACGGAAACGCAGAATGGCGATGTGCTGATCAAGGCACACCCGGCTGCTGCGATGAAGGCTGATGCCTGGAAGCGGATTCGGGCGATGCTTGCAGAGTTTGGTATGTCACCGGCAAGCCGGGCGAAAGTAAATACCGCCGGACCGGATGATGTTGATCCGCTGGCAGAGCTTTTAAAAGCGAGAGACTGATGGCAAAAGTGGCTGACGGGATCCGCTACGCCGAACGTGTTGTTGCAGGAGAAATTGTTGCTGGCGAATTTGTCCGTCTGGCCTGCCAGCGTTTTCTTGATGATCTGAAGTACGGCGAAGAGCGGGGGATTTATTTTAGTGAACCCCGTGCACAGCACATCCTTAATTTCTACAAATTTGTACCCCATGTGAAAGGGGCGCTGGCAGGTCAGCCCATTGAGTTGATGGACTGGCATGTGTTTATCCTCATTAATATTTTTGGTTTTGTCATTCCGCTGGTGAATGAAGAAACCGGGGAAGTTGTCATGCGCAGCGATGGCAGTGGACGCCCGGTGATGGTGCGCCGGTTCCGGACAGCATACAACGAAGTTGCCCGTAAAAACGCAAAATCAACCCTGTCATCGGGTATCGGTCTGTATATGACGGGGGCAGATGGTGAAGGCGGGGCTGAGGTGTATTCAGCCGCAACCACGCGTGACCAGGCCAGAATTGTGTTTGAAGACGCCAAAAATATGGTCAGAAAAGCCCGGTCGACACTCGGGCGGTTGTTTGATTTCAACAAGCTGGCGATTTACCAGGAGCAGAGCGCATCAAAATTTGAACCGCTTTCCTCGGATGCAAACAACCTGGACGGTCTGAACATCCACTGCGCCATTATTGATGAGCTGCATGCTCATAAAACCCGTGACGTGTGGGACGTTCTGGAAACGGCAACCGGTGCCCGTCTGCAGTCTCTGTTATTTGGCATCACCACGGCTGGCTTTAACAAGGAAGGGATTTGCTACGAGCAGCGCGATTACGCCATTAAGGTATTGCGAGGCTATAACAGCGACGTGGAGGGCGCGGTAAAAGACGACTCCTACTTTGCGATCATTTACACGCTCGATGAGGGAGATGATCCGTTTGATGAAACGGTCTGGCAGAAAGCGAATCCTGGCCTGGGCATCTGTAAACGCTGGGATGATCTGCGTCGTCTGGCGAAAAAAGCGAAGGAGCAGGTCTCTGCGCGGGTGAATTTTTTTACCAAACACATGAATGTGTGGGTCACTGCCGAATCTGCCTGGATGGATATGATTAAGTGGGAGAAGTGCGAATACATTGCTCCACAACATGAGCTGAAAACATATCCCATGTGGGTCGGCGTCGACCTTGCTCATAAGATTGATATCTGTGCGGCGGCAAAACTCTGGCGAACCGATAACGGACATGTTCATGCTGATTTTAAATTCTGGCTTCCGGAAGGACGGCTGGAGCGATGCTCGCGGCAGCAGGCAGAACTTTACCGGAAGTGGGCGGAGATGGATAAGCTCATCCTGACGGATGGTGATGTTATCGATCATGCTCAGATAAAAAGTGACTTACTGGAATGGATTGGCGGTGAAAACCTCAGGGAACTGGGATTTGACCCGTGGAGCGCAATGCAGTTCAGCCTGGCACTGGCTGAAGAAGGGATACCGCTGGTGGAGGTTCCGCAGACGGTCCGCAATCTGTCAGAGGCCATGAAGGAAACGGAATCACTGGTTTATGCCGGGCGTTTCCATCACAGCAATCATCCGGTCATGAACTGGATGATGTCTAACGTTACGGTAAAACCGGACAAAAACGACAACATCTTCCCGAATAAATCCACGCCTGAAGCCAAAATCGACGGCCCTGTTGCGCTTTTTACGGCCATGAGCCGCTTTCTGGTAAATGGCGGGGGCGTGAATGACTTTCTGTCCACGCTTGATCCTGATGAGGACCTGTTAATTCTGTGAAACAGCTTATTACTGATATGACCGGGCTGATCGGTTTCGGTTTGCTCACTGCTGGCGTTTATCTGTATGCAGGTCTGCCAGCGTCTCTGATGCTGTCGGGCTGTTTGTTGCTGCTTTATGCACTGGTAGTGTCCATGAGGAGAAAACATGCTTCTTGATGCTCTGTTTCGCAGTGAGTCTCTGGAAAATCCCTCGGTTCCGGTAACCGGAGAGGCCGCTGAGACGGATAATATTTTTGCCCGGGATGTGTATGTCAGTCCGGAAACATCCATGAAGCTGGCTGCTGTCTATGCCTGTATTTATGTTATTTCATCCAGTGTGGCTCAGATGCCCCTGCATGTGATGCGAAAAACGAATGAGCATGTTCAGCCTGCACGCGATCATCCGTTGTTCTGGCTCGTTCATGATGAACCTAATGCCTGGCAGACCAGCTATAAGTGGCGGGAACTGAAGCAGCGTCATGTGCTGGGGTGGGGCAATGGTTATACGTGGGTAAAACGTAATCGTCGTGGAGAGGTTACCAGCCTTGAATGCTGTATGCCATGGGAAACCACGTTACTTAACACCGGTGGGCGTCATACTTACGGGGTGTATAACGAAGAGGGTGCATTTGCGGTAAGTCCGGACGACATGATCCATATCAGGGCGCTGGGAAACAATCAGAAAATGGGACTGAGCCCGATCATGCAGCATGCTGAAACCATTGGTATGGGAATGAGTGGCCAGCAGTATACCAGCGCCTTTTTTAACGGTAATGCCCGTCCTGCCGGTATTATTTCTGTGAAAAATGAACTGAACGAACAGAGCTGGGGCAGGCTTAAAAATATGTGGCAGCGGGCGGTGACAGCGCTTCGCAGCCAGGAAAATAAAACCATGCTGTTGCCTGCGCAACTGGATTACCGCGCTCTGACAGTTTCTCCGGTGGATGCTCAGATCATTGATATGACCAAGCTGAACAGGTCGATGATTGCAGGGATTTTTAATGTCCCGGCGCACATGATTAATGACCTGGAAAAAGCCACATTTTCGAATATTACGCAGCAGGCGATTCAGTTTGTTCGCTACACGATGATGCCCTGGGTTGCGAACTGGGAGCAGGAGCTTAACCGTCGCCTGTTTACCCGTACAGAACGGGCTGCCGGGTATTACGTTCGTTTCAACCTCACGGGGTTGCTCCGTGGGACCCCACAGGAGCGTGCGCAGTTCTATCACTTTGCCATTACAGATGGCTGGATGAGTCGGAATGAAGCCAGGGCATTTGAGGATATGAACCCGGTTGACGGTCTGGATGAAATGCTGGTCAGCGTAAATGCAGCAAATCCGTTGAATAACTTTAAAGATACGAAAGGCAAAGAGGAAAAGAACGATGAATGACCGTGAAACGCGCTGTTACAGCGGGGAGGTGCGGGCGGAACAATATGATAATGCCCCGACCCACATTCTGGGGTATGGCTCGGTATTTAACAGTCGTTCAGAACCTCTGTGGGGATTTCGTGAAATCATCAAGCCGGGGGCTTTTGATGATGTACTGAATGATGATGTACGTGGCTTGTTTAATCATGATCCTAATTTCATTCTCGGACGAAGTTCTGCCGGCACATTGTCATTGTCGGTGGATGAACGCGGTTTACGTTATGACATTGTTGCACCGGATACTCCGACTATTTGTGACCTGGTGCTGTCTCCAATGTTGCGTGGTGACATTAACCAGTCCTCGTTCGCGTTTCGTGTCGCCCGTGACGGAGAGAGCTGGTATGAAGACGACGAGGGGATTGTTATCCGGGAAATCACGCGCATTTCTCGTCTGTATGACGTCAGCCCGGTGACATATCCGGCCTATCAGGACGCAGACTCCGGTGTCCGCTCAATGAAAGCCTGGCAGGAAGCGCGGGCGAGTGGTGCGCTGAAGAAAGCTGTTAATGAACGAATGGCGCGTGAGCGCCTTTTGACCCTTCTTAATGCATAAGGATACTACTGACGATGAAACTTCATGAGATGAAGCAAAAACGAAACACCATTGCAAAGGATATGCGTGCACTGCATGAAAAAATTGGTGATAACGCATGGACTGATGAGCAACGGGCAGAGTGGAACAGGGCGAAAGCTGAGCTGGATGCGCTGGATGAGCAAATCGCCCGTGAAGAAGAGTTGCGCCGTCAGGATCAGGCATATGTGGATGAGTCCGGGCCGGAAGAGCGCCAGAATAATGAGGCGGAGAACGGGAAAAAGGCGGTGGAAGAGAAGCGTGCTGCGGCATTTAACCGTTTTCTGCGTGCCGGATTTGCAGAACTGAATGCTGAAGAGCGTAATCTGATGCGTGAACTGCGGGCTCAGAGTGTAACAACGGATTCTCAGGGCGGATATACGGTGCCCACGCAGATGCGTAACAAAATCATTGACACCATGAAGGCTTATGGCGGGATTGCCAGTGTGGCGCAACTTCTGACCACATCAACCGGGCAGGATATCACCTGGTCAACGTCTGATGGCACGACTGAAGAGGGCGAACTGCTGGCGGAAAATACAGCCGCAACGGAACAGGATGTGACGTTCGGGACCGCTATTCTGGGGGCTAAAAAGCTGTCATCAAAAATAATTCGTGTGTCCAATGAGCTGCTCCAGGACAGTGGGGTGGATATTGAATCTTATCTGGCAAACCGTATTGCCCAGCGTATTGGTCGTGGAGAGGCAAAATATCTGGTTCAGGGGACCGGAACGGGATCACCGTTACAGCCAAAAGGGCTGGCAGCGTCGGTGACGGGAACCATCCAGACTGCAGCCTCTGCCGCTTTCACCTGGAAAGAAATGAATGCCCTGAAACATGCCATTGATCCGGCATATCGTGGTGGGCCGAAATACCGCTGGGCATTCAATGATGCCACATTGCAGACTATTGAAGAGATGGAGGATGGACAGAAACGCCCGTTATGGCTGCCGGATATTGCAGGCGGTACGCCGGCTACTGTGCTGGGGATCCCTTATGTTATTGATCAGGCTATTGACGGGATTGGTACTGGAAAAAAATTCATTTTCCTGGGGGATTTCAACCGCTTTATCATTCGCCGCGTTACTTATATGGAACTGAAACGTCTGGTTGAGCGTTATGCTGAGTTTGATCAGGTGGCATTTCTGGCTTTCCATCGTTTTGACTGTGTGCTGGAAGATGTGGCAGCCATCAAGGCGCTCACTGGCAAATAACCACTCGTTGTTCAGTTACAGACCGCGCCGACGCGGTTTTTTTATGCCCGCACAGTGTTGCGGGCAGGAGTTTCTGATGGCAGCAATAGTGGAAAAACTCAGGGCGCAGTGCCGTATTGATACAGATGATGCAACTGATGATGAGTTACTGATGCTGTATTTCCGGGCTGCCTGCCGCAAGGCAGAAAATTTTATCAACCGTAAGCTTTATGAGGAGACGGTGCCGGAAGGTGATCCTGAAGGGGTGCTTATAGCTGATGATGTTTTGCTGGCGCTCATGTTGCTGGTCGGGCACTGGTACGAAAACCGGGAAAATTCCTCAGATGTCAGCAAGGCACCAGTCCCGTTTGGTTTTTCTTCTCTGCTGGAGCCTTATCGTTTTATTCCTTTGTAGGAGGAGACATGCAGGCGGGCAGATTACGTGATCGCGTAATTATTCTGAATGTCACCACCGCCCGCTCTCCGTCAGGGCATCCGGTGGAGACGGTGACGGAGGGAGCTACCGTATGGGCAGAAGTTAAGGGTATCAGCGGGAGGGAGATAATCTCAGGCGGAGCAGAAACCGCTCAGTCTACGGTCAGAGTCTGGATGAGATTCCGGCGCGATGTGACAGCGACTTCACGTCTGAAAGTGCTGACCGGTGCATTTAAAGGGGCCATTCTGGGTATAGAAGGTCCACCAATACCGGATGCACGCGCTACCCGGCTTGAAATACTCTGCAGCCTGAAGGGGAATGTGTGATGGATTTCAGTCTTGATTTTTCCGGCCTGGCGGATATTGCACGGGATTTGGAGACGCTCAGCAGGGCAGAAAACAATAAGGTTCTGCGCGATGCCACCCGTGCCGGTGCTGAAGTTATGCGGGATGCAGTTGTTGAACGTGCGCCGGAGCGAACCGGGAAACTGAAGAAAAATGTGGTTGTTCTCACTCAGCGTTCAAAGCGTCGGGGGGAAATTATCTCGGGTGTCCACATTCGCGGACGGAACCTGCGAACCGGAAACAGTGATAACAGCATGAAAGCCAGCGATCCGCGAAACGCGTTTTACTGGCGTTTCGTGGAGCTGGGGACTATCAATATGCCTGCCCATCCGTTCATTCGCCCGGCCTTTGATATGACAGAGGAGCTGGCAGCACAGGTTGCCATGAAGCATATGAATCAGGCTATTGATGGGGTGCTGAGTAAATGAGAGAAGCCACGCTGTATGCTCTTCTGTCCAAACTGGCCGGAGGGCAGGTTTATCCTTATGTGGTCCCGCTGACGGAGGGAAAGCCTGCGGTATTTCCACCATGGCTGGTGTTTTCAGTGGTGTCTGACATCGCGTCTGATGTGCTTGATGGTCAGGCTGAATCCAGAATCACAGTGCAGATTGATATCTGGGCAACGGCTCCTGATGACGCAGATGATATCCGTGAGCAGGCGCTTGATGCGGTAAGGGAACTGGCACCCTCCGTTATTTCTAAAACTCAGGGTTATGATCCTGATTCCCGTCTGAGCAGAGCCACGCTTGAATTTCAGGTAATAGCCTGAGGTCGTTAATGATTTTACCCACCCGCCGCTGGCGGGTTTTTTATTTTCAGGAGACGAGTATGTCCTCTAATTTTGAGCGTTCGCAACTGACGAAAATTATGATTTCGTCTGCACCGGTAACAGCAGAAACCCTGGATTCTGCCAGCTATCTTGGCCTGAGCTGTACAATCAAAGAAGTGCAGTTTACCGCAGGACAAAAGCAGGATATTGATGTCACCACGCTGTGTTCTGTTGAGCAGGAAAATATTAACGGTCTTGGTGCCGCGTCAGAGATTTCCATGTCAGGCAACTTTTACCTCAATGCTGCCCAGAACGCGTTGCGCAGTGCCTATGACAATGACACCACGTATGGCTTTAAAGTTATTTTTCCGTCAGGCAACGGATTTACCTTTATGGCAGAAGTGCGTCAGCATACCTGGTCTGCAGGAACCAATGGTGTTGTGGCTGCAACGTTTTCCCTGCGTCTGAAAGGCAAACCTGTGCTGACGACAGCTTCGCTGAAAGTGAAGGTTGATTTAAAAAGCACGCTGCGGGTTGCTTCCGGAGCGAAACTTGAAATGGCGGTTGAGGCTGCGGGTGGTGTGCCGCCTTATTCTTATGTCTGGAAGAAAGGTGGTTCTCCTGTTTCCGGACAGACGGCGGCAACGTTCAGTAAGGCATCAGCATCATCCGGTGATGCGGGTGCGTATACCTGCGAGATTTCTGATTCAGCAAGCCCTGTTAACAAGGTGACCTCCACTTCCTGCACTGTTACCGTCAGTTAATGAGGATAGATGTGATGACTAAAAATATCCGCAATCTGGCACTGGCAACGATGTCGGGGTTTCGCCATAAAACTGTTGATGTGCCTGAATGGGAAGGGGCAACGGTTGTATTACGGGAACCTTCTGCAGAAGCCTGGTTGCGCTGGCAGGAGATCGTTAAAGCAAAAGATAATGAGACACCGTTATCCGTTGCGGAGCGCGCCCGCCGAAATCTGGAGGCAGATGTTGAACTGTTCATTGATGTTCTGTGTGATACCGGACTGCAACCTGTATTTTCAGAGGATGATCGTGAACAGGTGATTGCCGTGTATGGCCCGGTGCATGCGCGGCTTCTTCGGCAGTCTCTGGAACTGATCAGTGATGCCGGCGAGGTTAAAAAAAAGTAGCGCTTCCGGGGATACGTTTTCTGATGATGCTGGCGCTCAGGATGGGGCGCACATTGTCAGAGTTACGCCGGGAAATGTCCGCATCAGAAATCATGATGTGGGCAGAATTTGACAGGTTCAGCCCGCTGGGGGACGAACGGGCTGATATCCGGGCTGCCCAGATTGTTTCGACTGTTTACGGTGCGCAGGGGGTCAAAGTGCCACTGAATGATGCGCTTCTTCAGTGGGAGAAGGAGCAGACAGAAGGCGTATCAGATCCATTTGCCGGACTGGAAAAAGCGCTTTTAATAGTGTCTCAGTGAGTCAACATAACCGCTTCGGCGGTTTTTTTTCGTCCGGAGAATGAGTGTGGCGACATTACGTGAACTGATTATTAAAATCTCGGCAAATTCCCGGTCATTCCAGTCAGAGATCTCCCGGGCTTCGCGTATGGGGCAGGATTACTACCGTACCATGCAGAACGGAGGCCGGCAGTCCGCTGCTGCCTCCCGTGAAATGCGGCGTGCACTGGCAGAAGTGACGGATCAGATAAATACAGCTAAATCTTCGGCACTGAATATGGTGGGGGCATTTGCCGGGGCTTTTGCTACCGGTCATCTTATTTCTCTCGCCGATGAGTGGAATTCAGTAAATGCCCGTCTGAAGCAGGCCTCACAGTCCAGTGATGAGTTTCAGGTATCACAACGTGAATTAATGGCGATCAGCCAGAGAACGGGGACGGCGTTTTCTGATAACGCCAGCCTTTTTGCCCGTACTGCAGCTTCCATGCGGGAGTATGGTTACAGTTCTGAGGAGGTACTGAAAGTCACCGAGGCGATCTCCACGGGCCTGAAATTATCCGGTGCCAGTACAGCAGAAGCCAGTTCGGTGATCACGCAGTTCAGTCAGGCACTGGCGCAGGGAGTGCTGCGCGGTGAAGAGTTTAACTCGGTGAATGAGAGCGGTGATCGTGTTATTCGTGCGCTGGCTGTGGGAATGGGGGTTGCCCGTAAGGATCTGAAGGCCATGGCGGATAACGGAAAACTGACCGCCGATAAGGTTGTTCCTGCACTGATTAGTCAGCTTGGGGCGTTGCGTGATGAATATGCAGCAATGCCTGATACTGTTTCATCCTCTGCAACCAAAGTTGAAAACGCCTTTATGGCCTGGGTTGGTGGTGCGAACGAGGCAAGCGGAGTGACGAAGACGCTCTCCGGGGTGCTGAATGGTGTTGCAGACAATATTGATACCGTGGCTGCTGCAGCTGGCGCACTGGTTGCCGTCGGGGTAGCCCGATATTTTGGCAATATGGCGTCGTCTGCTGGATCTGCAACTGCCGGATTAATTACTGCAGCCAGAAACGAAGTGGCTCTTGCTGAAGCGCAACTTCGGGGGACACAGATAGCAACCGCCAGGGCGCGTGCGGCGGTTTATCGTGCGCAACAGGCGGTTGTTGCTGCTCGCGGTACCGAAAGGCAGGCCGCAGCAGAAGCGAAGCTGACAGCTGCTCAGGCGTCACTTACCCGTAATATTGCGGCCAGAACAGCGGCGCAGACAACGCTGAATACTGTCACGTCAGTGGGGAGTCGTCTGTTAAGTGGTGCGCTGGGGCTGGTTGGTGGTGTGCCGGGACTCGTCATGCTGGGGGCGACGGCCTGGTACACGATGTATCAGAATCAGGAGCAGGCCAGAGAATCTGCACGCCAGTATGCCGCAACAATCGACGAAATTCGCCAGAAAACGTCGGCAATGTCGCTTCCTGAAGCGTCAGATAATGAGGAAAAGACGCGGCAGGCACTTGATGAGCAAAACAGGTTAATTGACGAGCAGAAAAGTAAGATTAAATCCTTACAGGAAAAAATTGCTGGCTATCAGTATGTGCTGGCAAACCCGGGCTGGACAACCGATAACGGTTTTATGATTAACCACATGACGTCGGTAAAAACAGTCACAGAAGGGCTTGCAGAAGCAACAAATCAACTGGCAGTTGAACAGTCCCGTCTCACACAAATGCAGGGCAAAGCGCAATCCATTCAGGATGTGCTTGCCGGGCTGGAGGAGCGGCGGGTTGCGTTGATCCGTCAACAGGCGGCGGAACAAAACAAAGCGTATCAGTCCCTGTTGATCATGAATGGGCAGCATACCGAGTTTAATCGCCTTCTTGGGCTTGGTAATGAATTACTTCAGCAGCGACAGGGGCTGGTGAATGTACCGTTACGGCTACCACAGGCAACCCTGGATGATAAACAGCAGACCGCACTGAATAACAGCAAGCGCGAACTGGCTCTGTCCCGCCTTAAGGGGGAAGCGCGTGAGCGTGCTCGACTGGGCTATGCTGCGGATGATCTTGGCTTTGTGGGAGAGGCGTATCAGACAGCCAGACAGAATTATATCAATAACTCACTGGATGCCTGGCGAAATAACCAGGCAAATAAACCCAAAGCGCATAAAAAGACCGAAGCGGAAAAAACAGAAGATATTTATAAACGGCTGATTAAACAGCAAAAAGAACAGATAGCACTGGCAGGGCAGAATACTGAACTGGCTAAGATGAAATATCAGGTCAGTCAGGGCGAATTATCAACCCTGTCAGAAGCGCAGAAAAAAACGCTTTTGCAGAATGCAGCACTCATCGACCAGAAAAAGATTCGTGAGCAGCTTGCTGCGTATGAAAGCAGCCTGGCGGACAGTAATGCCAGTACCCGGGCGTCTAACGACGCGCAGTTACTGGGATATGGTGAAGGCTCACGGATGCGTGAACGACTCCAGGAAATGTGGAGTATCCGGCATGAGTTTGAGCAGAAAAATAACGAGCTGCTGAGACAGTATCAGGCCGGAGAAATTGAAGAAGCCCTGTGGAAACAGGAGAAAGAACTGAATAAAAAATATCTGGAAGAGCGTCTCAGCGATCAGCAGGATTATTATGCAAAGGCCGATGCTTTACGTAATAACTGGAATGCAGGACTCCAGGAGGGGCTGACCAACTGGGCAGACAGTGCCACCGATTATGCTTCGCAGGCGGCAGATGCTGTCGTTTCCACTATGGACGGGCTGGTATCAAATATTTCCGATGCACTGGCCGGAAATGTTGTGGACTGGAGAAACTGGGGGAGTTCAATTCTCCAGGAAGTTTCAAAAATTCTGATGAATGCAGCCATTGTTAACGGACTGAAATCACTCTCCGGTGCCGGAGGGTGGCTTGGTACGGTCGGCGGATGGATTTCGGGGGCAGTGGCAAACGCAAAAGGTGGTGTTTACACATCGGCAAATCTGAGTGCTTACAGTAACACTATTGTGGATACACCGACGTATTTTGCTTTTGCGAAAGGTGCCGGGTTGATGGGCGAGGCCGGGCCTGAAGCAATCATGCCACTGACACGGGCAGCGGACGGCTCTCTTGGGGTCAGGGCCATTGGAAATGTGAATGGTGGCGGTGGATTTGTTTACTCTCCCGTGTATCACATCAGCATTCAGAATCAAGGGAGCAATGGCGAGATAGATGCGCGCTCAGCCAGGGGACTGGTGGATCTGATCGACAGCAGGGTTGTGTCAATTATGCAGTCATCGCGTCGGGATGGAGGATTGTACAGTGCCTGAGCCTGAAGTTTTTAACTGGATCCCCCGTGAGGGGATGGAGACGACACGAAAGCCATCAGTTATTACGGTAAAGTTTGGTGACGGATATGAACAGCGACGGGCTGGTGGTCTGAATGCGGATCTGAAAACGTTTAAACCGGTATTTCGTGTCACAGATGAATATTCCCGTGCCGCGCTGGACAGTTTTTTATCCCGTCATGCCGGGATTCGTGCTTTTTTGTGGCGTCCGCCAAAACACAACAGGACTGTCCGGGTTGTCTGCAGGGAGTGGAGCATTTCGGATAATACCATGTATACCGATTTTAACTGTACCTTTGAAGAGGTCACTCACTGATGCAGGATATACAGCAGGAAACACTCAATGAGTGCACTAAAACGGAGCAATCCGCGCTGGTCGTGCTCTGGGAAATTGATCTGACAGAAGTCGGCGGAGATCGTTATTTCTTCTGTAATGAGCAGAACGAAAAAGGTGAACCAGTCACCTGGCAGGGGCGGCAGTATCAGGCTTATCCCATTCAGGGAAGCGGATTTGAGATGAACGGCAAAGGAGCCAGTGCAAGGCCAACGCTTAAAGTCTCTAATCTGTACGGCATGGTCACCGGGATGGCGGAAGATCTGCAGAGTCTGGTCGGCGGAACGGTGGTCCGGCGTAAGGTTTACGCCCGTTTTCTGGATGCGGTGAACTTCGTCAACGGAAACAGTGACGCCGATCCGGAGCAGGAGGTGATCAGCCGCTGGCGCATCGAACAGTGCAGCGAACTGAGCGCGGTCAGTGCCTCTTTTGTGCTGTCCACACCGACGGAAACGGATGGTGCTGTTTTTCCGGGGCGCATCATGCTGGCCAACACCTGTACCTGGATCTACCGCGGCGATGAGTGCGGTTATGATGGCCCGGCGGTCGCGGATGAATATGACCAGCCAACGTCCGATATCACGAAGGATAAATGCAGCAAATGCCTGAGTGGTTGCAAGTTCCGCAATAACGTCGGCAATTTTGGCGGCTACCTTTCCATTAACAAACTTTCGCAGTAAACCCATGACAGAGACAGAATCAGCGATTCTGGCGCACGCCCGGCGATGTGCGCCAGCGGAGTCGTGCGGCTTCGTGGTGAGAACGCCGGAGGGGGACAGATATTTTCCCTGCGTGAATATCTCCGGTGAGCCGGAGGCGTATTTCCGGATGTCGCCGGAGGACTGGCTGCAGGCAGAGATGCAGGGGGAGGTTGTGGCACTGGTCCACAGCCACCCCGGTGGTCTGCCCTGGCTGAGTGAGGTCGACAGGCGGCTGCAGGTGCAGAGTGATTTGCCGTGGTGGCTGGTCTGCCGGGGGGCGATTCACAAGTTCCGCTGTGTGCCACATCTTACCGGGCGGCGCTTTGAGCACGGGGTGACGGACTGTTACACGCTGTTCCGGGATGCATACCATCTGGCGGAAATTGAGATGCCGGATTTTTATCGCGGGGATGACTGGTGGCGTAACGGCCAGAATCTCTATCTTGACAATATGGAGGCGACTGGTTTTTACCGTGTCGCACTGACAGAGGCGCAGCCGGGCGATGTGCTGCTGTGCTGTTTTGGTTCATCGGTGCCGAATCATGCCGCCATTTACTGCGGCGACGGCGAGCTGCTGCACCATATTCCTGAACAACTGAGCAAACGAGAGAGGTATACCGACAAATGGCAGCGACGCACACACTCCCTCTGGCGTCACCGGGCATGGCACGCATCTGCCTTTACGGGAATTTACAACGATTTGGCCGCCGCATCGACCTTCGTGTGAAAACGGGGGCCGAAGCCATCCGGGCGCTGGCCATGCAGATCCCGGCGTTTCGTCAGAAACTGAGTGACGGCTGGTATCAGGTACGGATTGCCGGGCGTGATGCAGGTGAAACCGAATTGTCTGCCCGTCTTAATGAGCCGCTGGCAAATGGTGCCGTGATCCACATCGTTCCGCGTCTGGAGGGGGCCAAAAGTGGCGGTGTGTTTCAGGCGGTGCTGGGTGCGGCGCTGATTGCGGTGGCATGGTGGAACCCTGTGGGCTGGCTGGGGGCCGCGGCTGTATCGGGTATGTATGCAGCAGGGGCCAGTATGATCCTGGGTGGTGTGGCGCAGATGCTGGCACCGAAAGCCAGGACGCCCACGGCAGCCAGTACAGATAACGGCAAACAGAACACGTATTTCTCGTCACTGGATAACATGGTTGCCCAGGGCAATGTTCTGCCCGTTCTGTACGGTGAAATGCGTGTGGGGTCGCGGGTGGTATCTCAGGAGATCAGCACGGCAGATGAAGGTGATGGTGGTCAGGTTGTGGTGATTGGTCGCTGATGAAAAATGTTTTATGTGAAACCGCCTCCGGGCGGTTTTGTCGTTTATGGAGCGTGAGGAATGGGTAAAGGCAGCAGTAAGGGGCATACCCCGCGCGAAGCGAAGGACAACCTGAAGTCCACGCAGTTGCTGAGTGTGATCGATGCCATCAGCGAAGGGCCGATAGAAGGTCCGGTGGATGGATTAAAAAGCGTGCTGCTGAACAGTACGCCGGTGCTGGACAGTGAGGGAAATACCAACATCTCCGGCGTCACGGTGGTGTTCCGGGCAGGTGAGCAGGAGCAGACACCGCCGGAGGGATTTGAATCCTCCGGCTCCGAGACGGTGCTGGGTACGGAAGTGAAATACGACACGCCGATCACCCGCACCATCACGTCGGCAAACATCGACCGTCTGCGCTTTACCTTCGGTGTGCAGGCACTGGTGGAAACCACCTCAAAGGGAGACAGGAATCCGTCGGAAGTCCGCCTGCTGGTTCAGATACAACGTAACGGTGGCTGGGTGACGGAAAAAGACATCACCATTAAGGGCAAAACCACGTCGCAGTATCTGGCCTCGGTGGTGGTGGATAACCTGCCGCCGCGCCCGTTTAATATCCGGATGCGCAGGATGACGCCGGACAGCACCACAGACCAGCTGCAGAACAAAACGCTCTGGTCGTCATACACCGAAATCATCGATGTGAAACAGTGCTACCCGAACACGGCACTGGTCGGCGTGCAGGTGGACTCGGAGCAGTTCGGCAGCCAGCAGGTGAGCCGTAATTATCATCTTCGCGGGCGCATTCTGCAGGTGCCGTCGAACTATAACCCGCAGACGCGGCAATACAGTGGTATCTGGGACGGAACGTTAAAACCGGCATACAGCAACAACATGGCCTGGTGTCTGTGGGATATGCTGACCCACCCGCGCTACGGCATGGGAAAACGTCTTGGTGCGGCGGATGTGGATAAATGGGCGCTGTATGTCATCGGCCAGTACTGCGACCAGTCAGTGCCGGACGGCTTTGGTGGCACGGAGCCGCGCATCACCTGTAATGCCTGGCTGACCACACAGCGTAAGGCGTGGGATGTTCTCAGTGATTTCTGCTCGGCGATGCGCTGTATGCCTGTATGGAACGGGCAGACGCTGACGTTCGTGCAGGACCGACCGTCGGATAAGGTGTGGACCTATAACCGCAGTAATGTGGTGATGCCGGATGATGGCGCGCCGTTCCGCTACAGCTTCAGCGCCCTGAAGGACCGCCATAATGCCGTTGAGGTGAACTGGATTGACCCGGATAACGGCTGGGAGACGGCGACAGAGCTTGTGGAGGACACGCAGGCCATTGCCCGTTACGGTCGTCACGTCACGAAGATGGATGCCTTTGGCTGTACCAGCCGGGGGCAGGCACACCGAGCCGGGCTGTGGCTGATTAAAACGGAACTGCTGGAAACGCAGACCGTGGATTTCAGCGTGGGCGCAGAAGGGCTTCGCCATGTGCCGGGCGATGTCATTGAAATCTGCGATGATGACTATGCCGGTATCAGCACCGGCGGGCGCGTGCTGGCGGTGAACAACCAGACCCGGACGCTGACGCTCGACCGTGAAATCACGCAGCCATCCTCCGGTACCACGCTGATAAGCCTGGTTGACGGAAGTGGCAATCCGGTCAGCGTGGAGGTTCAGTCCGTCACCGACGGTGTGAAGGTGAAAGTGAGCCGTGTTCCTGACGGCGTTGCCGGATACAGCATATGGGGGATGAAGCTGCCGACGTTGCGCCAGCGCCTGTTCCGCTGTGTGAGTATCCGTGAGAACGACGACGGCACGTATGCAATCACTGCCGTGCAGCATGTGCCGGAAAAAGAGGCCATCGTGGATAACGGGGCGCACTTTGACAGCGACCAGAGCGGCACGGTGAATGGTGTCACGCCGCCAGCAGTGCAGCATCTGACCGCCGAAGTCACCGCAGACAGCGGGGAATATCAGGTGCTGGCGCGATGGGACACACCGAAGGTGGTGAAGGGGGTGAGCTTTATGCTTCGCCTGACCGTGGCAGCGGATGACGGCAGTGAGCGGCTGGTCAGCACGGCCCGGACGACGGAAACCACATACCGCTTCACGCAACTGGCGCCGGGGAACTACAGGCTGACAGTCCGGGCGGTAAATGCGTGGGGACAGCAGGGCGATCCGGCATCGGTATCGTTCCGGATTGCCGCACCGGCAGCGCCGTCTCGGATTGAGCTGACACCGGGCTATTTTCAGATAACCGCCACGCCGCATCTTGCGGTTTATGACCCGACGGTACAGTTTGAGTTCTGGTTCTCGGAAAAACGGATTGCGGATATCAGGCAGGTTGAAACCACAGCCCGCTATCTTGGTACGGCGCTGTACTGGATAGCCGCCAGTATCAATATCAAACCGGGCCATGATTATTACTTTTATATCCGCAGTGTGAACACCGTTGGCAAATCGGCATTTGTGGAGGCCGTCGGTCGGGCGAGCGATGATGCGGAAGGTTACCTGGATTTTTTCAAAGGCCAGATAACCGAATCCCATCTCGGCAAGGAGCTGCTGGAAAAAGTCGAGCTGACGGAGGATAACGCCAGCAAACTGGAGGAGTTTTCGAAAGAGTGGAAGGACGCTAACGATAAATGGAACGCCATGTGGGGCGTCAAAATTGAGCAGACCAAAGACGGCAAACATTATGTCGCGGGTATTGGCCTCAGCATGGAGGACACGGAGGAAGGCAAGCTGAGCCAGTTTCTGGTTGCCGCTAACCGTATCGCGTTTATTGACCCGGCAAACGGGAATGAAACGCCGATGTTTGTGGCGCAGGGCAACCAGATATTCATGAATGACGTGTTCCTGAAACGCCTGACGGCTCCCACCATTACCAGCGGTGGCAGTCCTCCGGTATTTTCCCTGACATCAGACGGAAAGCTGACCGCTAAAAATGCGGATATCAGTGGCAGTGTGAATGCGAACTCAGGAACGCTCAACAATGTCACGGTAAATGAAAACTGTACGATTAAGGGCATGCTGGAGGCGAATCAGGTCAGAGGTGATTTTGTTAAAACAGTATCCAAATCATTCCCGAAAAAGGCTGGTACGTGGGGTAATACGGAAACACCAGACGGGACGGTTACAGTCACCATCAGCGATGATCATAACTTTGACCGTCAAATCATTATTCCGCCCATTATCTTTAACGGTATAGCGTATGACGATCCGGGAAGTGGTGATAACCCGGGAGGTACAAGGTACACGGGGTATGGTTTTGAAGTTCGCAAAAACGGCGTATTAATCGCATCCAGAGAAACTAAAGGGGCCATTCCCGGTAGTTACAGTGCGGTTATTGATATGCCGAGTGGCAGGGGAAGCGTCACTCTGGAGTTTAAGATTTTCCAGAAAGGCAATCAGGGGGCAGGCAATATCACCGACTGTACGGTGATTGTGACCAAAAAGGCTGCTTCCGGCATCAGTATTCGTTGAAATTGTTATAACCCCAATAAAGGGCGTCAGGAATGACGCCTTTTTTATTGCAGAAAAGCGAGAGGTAATTATGCGTAAAGTTTGTGCAGCCATTTTGTCCGCAGCCATCTGTCTGGTCGTATCCGGTGCGCCTGCATGGGCGTCTGAACATCAGTCCACGCTGAGCGCGGGCTATCTTCATGCCTCGACGAACGTTCCCGGCAGCGATGAACTGAACGGGATTAACGTGAAATACCGTTATGAGTTTACGGACACACTGGGGCTGGTGACGTCATTCAGCTATGCAGGAGACAAGAATCGCCAGCTGACCCGTTACAGCGATACCCGCTGGCATGAAGATTCCTTGCGTAACCGCTGGTTCAGCGTGATGGCGGGGCCGTCTGTGCGCGTGAATGAATGGTTCAGCGCGTATGCGATGGCGGGGGTGGCTTACAGCCGTATTTCGACTTTCTCCGGGGATTATCTCCGCGTAACTGACAACAAGGGGAAAACGCACGAAGTGCTGACCGGAAGTGATGACGGTCGCCGCAGCAACACGTCTCTGGCGTGGGGGGCTGGCGTGCAGTTTAACCCGACCGAATCCGTGGCCATTGATATTGCTTATGAAGGCTCCGGCAGTGGCGACTGGCG